ATATTCCTTCCTTCGGAAGGAAGGTATCTTTAGCTAAAGCTAAAGCTACTGTGTGCACGACGCGTTAAATTATATTATAAAAGAAGCCATACTCTTCGAGGTACCAAGTTTACTATGGAACATAAACAAACCTAAAACTCAAGAAATATGGAAAATTTGAAATTGACTCATGAAGAACGAAGAATACTTAAGTTAAATGGGATTCTTCCACAATCTATTGCTAAGCTAGTTAAGTCTAAAGTTATCCGATTAGCTTTCAAGTTAGGAAGTAGAATTTCAATGAGAGAATCTGAAAAATGTTATTTCATTGGAATTACTCTACCAAAATCCGAGAACTTAGACCTGGATTTATTTGAAGAACTGAAGAACAATGCTAATGAACTCAAAGAAATCATTCAAAAGTCTAAATTATGAAGAAACTTAAAGTTGCCATGATAGTCCTTTTACTAGGATTTACTATTTACCTTTGCTTCAGGAATTACAAACTGAATCAACAACTCAGTATGTTACCTGATAAAGAGATCATTCAACATACTGATACAATTTATTTGAGGAAAGATTTCCTGCCAATTTCCTACGATAATTTACTTAACCCAAGTAGAATCCTTCTCTACAATTCTCCGCATTCTTCGGTTAGCCAGGGTTTATGCAGTACCGATTCAGCCGAGATATCAGAGAAGGATTCTCTTGTTCAATTAGTAATCGATAAGAATCAACTTACATTGAGTTTCCTTAATCAAAACTCGGGAATTTATTCTAGTAGGTTATTCAATATCGACACTAATAACTACAAGTATTCTTGGTATAACGGAAAACTTACCACACAAGAAATTAAATCTAGAATAAGATTAGTTCCTTATGTTTATGGTAAGTACCGACCCTTTAACAATCTATGGGATTTGGGAACAGGAATTTCAATCGAGACTAAGAGATTTAATTACAAACTGGGGATAAACAGTTTTTATTACCCAAGATATTTCTCAGGTATCAAAACTGATTTAGAACTGGTAGTAACTTATAAATTTTAGATTTTATGGCAAAGAAGATACAGGAAACACCCACTAACCTTACAAGAGAAGAATTATCTAATCTATCTAGGGTTACAACGGATGTTTTCTTTTTCAGTCTTTTTTGTTATGTGATACATCCAGTGAGAGGAAAGGTTCGATTTGAATTATATCCGTATCAAAAAGCCGTACTATACCAATTTATACTCCAGAGATTCAATATCTTGTTAAAGTTCAGGCAAGCGGGTATTACAGAACTTATATCTATGTACTGCTTATGGCTGGCATCATATCATCCTAATAAGAAGATAAACATTATCTCCATTAAGGATACAACAGCTAAGAAGGTACTTAAGAAGATTAAGTTCATGTATAAGAATCTTCCATGGTATATGCAAACCCCGATCATTAACGGAAGAACTGGGGAATTTGGTTCTGCCTCTATGATTGAATTTGATAATGGTTCATTCATAGAATCCATTCCAACATCTTCCGAAGCCGGTCGTTCAGAATCTCTTTCTCTCCTGGTAATTGATGAGGCTGCAATCGTTCGGTGGGCTTCAGCTATTTGGGCAGCTGCCTTCCCTACGCTTTCCACCGGAGGTTCAGCCATCATCAATTCTACTCCATACGGTATGGGTAATTTTTACCATTCAACATGGGTAGATGCTATAGCTGGAGGTAATCCTTTCAATGCTATTCGATTATATTGGCAGATGCACCCAGAACGGGATCAATCTTGGTATGACCAGATGGCTTCTGCATTGGGTCCAAAAAGAACTGCACAAGAAATCGATGGAGACTTTCTTTCTTCAGGTAATACAGTATTTGATATGGCAGATATCAAGGCTATCGAAGATTGCTTAAGTGATTATCCAGTTTTAAAATATCGTTTCAATCGTCAGTATAGACAATTCAACGAACCAGATCCAAATAAACAGTACTTTATCGGTGCAGACGTTGCAACAGGTAGAGGCTCAGACTATTCTTCTTTCACTTGTATGGACAAGCTGGGAGAAGAACAAGTTGTGTATAAGGGAAGAATGGCAGTAGATAAATATGCTAGGTTACTGGGAGATACTGGGCAATTATTTAATTTTGCTGTTGTAGCTCCAGAATCTAACGACGTTGGGTTAGCAGTAACTTCTGCTCTTCAGTCAGAAGGTTACCCTAATCTATACTACTATCAAAAGCTTCTGAAAAAGAAAGGTAAGTCCAGACCCGAGGTTGATAAATCTCCAGGTTGGTTAACTACCCAAAAGAATCGTTCAGTAATTATAGAGGGTCTAGAACAAGATATTCGAGAAGAGAATATCATTGTGAAGGATCCTTTCTTTGTTCAAGAAGCTCCTACCTTTATATATGATGGTTTGGGTAGACCCGTAGCCATGGGTAAACACAGAAATAATACTTCTGCTGTAGATGTGGATTTGGAAGGAGATGTTTATTCTGATGATGATATATTTGGTAAAGCAATTTGTAATCACATACGAAAAGGAAAAACTAATGTAATAATACAACCGAAATGAAAATTCTTAAGTTTTTTGGATTCGATAGAAGGAATCGATCTCCAATACAAGAAAACAAGGCTAATCCTCCAAGTAAAAAAGAGGAGGTACCTATTTCACCCGGTAGAGTATCGGAACCGGATGATGACCCAGGTAACTTCATTCATACATTGAAAGGCTTAACTCAGATGGTTACGCCTTCTTTTCGTGTTGAAGTGATTCAGCTTTTAAGGGATTTATATAAAGTGAATCCAGATGTTAACATAGCTTTACAGGATATGTTTAAGCTTGCTAATACTGGTCACAACATAACCTTCCCTAATAATACCGATAAAGAGGCTGATAAGATGAGAGATCATCTTTCTAAGGTATCCTCTAAATGGTCTAACTATACTGCTGGTATGGATGGTTTGGTAAACAAGATGATAGTTCAATTGATGATTAGTGGAGCTATCTCAGTAGAAGCTGTACCAAATGAAAAGTTAGAGGGTCTAGCTACTGTATTATTCCTCAAACCAGATAGGATAGTATTCAAAAGAGAGAATAATGGTGTATACAGTCCATATCAGAGGAACACTCTTTGGAATGGCTCGAATAAGCAAGATTATATCAAACTTAATACAGAGACCTATTGTTATGTGGGTATGTATAATGATACCGATGAACCTTACGGAATACCTCCTTTTATGGCATCTTTGGATTCATTAAAGGGTCAGCATGATATGAAAACCAATTTTAAACATATCATGGAAATCTGTGGTATGGTTGGTTTTCTAGAGGCTTTGATGGAAAAACCACAACAGAAACCTAATGAAAATGTAGAAGCTTATACTAGAAGATTAAATAGGGAGCTAATACGTTTGAAACAGAATGTAAGGGAAGGTATGAAGGATGGAGTAGTAACTGGTTACATTGATGACCACCAGTTTAAACTTAACTCTACTTCAAAAGAGATGAGCAATATTGATAAACCCTGGAATATGAACCAGCAATCAGTTGCTAATGGTTTGGGAGTAAATGGCAACCTAATTGGAGTACAAGCTTCCATTGGAGAAGGAGCAACTGGTATTATGCTTTCTAAGCTTATAAGTCAGCTAAAGAATATCCAAATGATAGTTTCTTATGTTCTTAAGTTTATTTATGAACTAGAACTACGTCTGGCTGGCTTTGATTGCAAGGGAATATCCATTACTTGGGGATCATCCACTATCTCTGATGAGGTTAAAATCCAACAGGGTAGACAATATAAGATTCAGAACCTTGACTTACTTTACAAGGCAGGTATCATTTCTCAATATCAATATGCTTGGGAAATGGGTTATGATTCTCCTTCAGAAGAAGAACCAAGAGTTTCATTGGAAGACCAATTTGCTAAGGGAGGTAATTCAGACCCACAAGAGGGTACTAAGAAGAAACAGAGACAGGACGATAAGAATCAATCCGCTCGTAGATCAAGAGATAAAAATAACCCGGCTCCTTCACGAGGAGATCAAAATACTAAATCAAGATGAGTAAACCGATTACTAAAAAGAACAGAGAACATTTAGATTCTTTAGTGATAGGTAGTGGTCATACTATAATGGCTGGGTATATCCCAACATCCATAGAACCACAAACCTTCTCGGAGAATTTTTATAAATGGGCTCAAACTTCTAAGGAGTCAGTCAGTCAATTTGGTTTTTGGGGAGGAGAAATAGATTATAATACCTATTATCCTGACTTGAAGCCAGAAGAACTTACTCCCAAAGATGAGGAGTTTATTGAACCAATGTTCAGATTATTATCTGCAACTATTGTGTCTAAGAACTGGAACCCTACCGATTTTGGTCAAAATGGGGTATTAAAAGCTTCTATGAGAATGCTCTTAGGACAAACAGTAAACTGTGACCATGAGACTAATATTGGTAATGCTATTGGAGCTGTATCACAAGTTATCTGGCAAGATGAATACAAGGATGGTTCTTTTGTTATTCCTGCAGGTATCAATGGTATATTAAAGATTGATGGTAAAGCAAATCCGAGAATTGCTAGAGGCATTCTTATGGATCCCCCATCTATCCATTCTAATTCAGTAACAGTACAGTTTAAGTGGGATAAGTCTCACCCAAATATGGAAGATAACGAATTCTACCAGAAACTGGGTACCTATGATTCTAAGGGAGTTATGGTACGAAGAATCGTTACTGAAGTAGTAAGATACTTAGAAACTTCTTTGGTATCTCATGGAGCTGATGCTTTTGCTCAGAAGATTGGGGATGATGGTAAAATCATTAATCCCAATTTTGCCAAGAGAACTTGGGCTTCATACGAAGAATATAGGGATGATAAGTCTAAACAGTATTTCTTCTATGATACGAAAACTGATCTAGCTTTGTTCAGTGAAAATAACGATACTTCCCAATCTTATGATGATAATCAAGGAAATCAAAATCCTAATAATAAAGATATGAATGAACTACAAAAATTTTTAGAAAGAATCTTTGGTAAAGATTGCCTTACTCTTGCCGAAGGTACAGAGATGAACGAGGAAACTGCATTTGCAGCCATTCAGGAATTGGTTAATTCTCGTAACACTCTTCAGACTACTGTGGATAACTTAACTACAGAAAAAACTTCTCTTACAGAACAGGTTACTAATCTGAATGCAGAAGTTGCAAATCTGAAGGAAATGGCTCAGGTAGGTAAAAACCACATTGCATCTCTCCGTCAAAATGCCGTTGCAACCTATAAAAAACTTATGGGTGACAAAGCTGATGAAACTATCGTTACAATGTTGAATGCCGAAACTACCGGCATGGTAACTTTGATCTCTCTTACTAAAGATTACCAAGCTCGATTGGAAGAAAAATTCCCAATGACCTGTGCTAAATGCGGTTCTCACGATGTAAGCCGTGCTTCTTCTGCAACTGAGGCAGAGGATAAATCCGATAACAAAGCTACTGCTCAGAATTCCGAAAAGAGTACTGAAGAGATTCTGAAAGGTATCTATTCAAACAAATTAAAATAATCTCTAAAATAAGAAGAATATGAATACACATCCTACTACTAAGCTGGTAAATCAGGATCAACCGATGACTCTGTTTGGTGAAAAAACTCCCAGAGCGGTGATCTATAAGAGCGAATCTAACAAGTTGCATCAGGCTTTCTGTGTAAAAGAAAACAAAGTTATTCATCAGGGTATGCCGGTAGCTTTGGATACCGATGG